TGGTCCAGGTGTCCGACCAGGTCCATTCCTCCTGGAGGTTCTGGTCCCTAAACCATTCGTTCCAGATGTGGAAGTACGCCCAGATGGGCAGTACGTTGATGTCCACGGCGTTGGTGTAGACCTGGGGCGGTATTCCGAAGTGGTCGAAGACCGTATTCGGGTTGATCTCTTTGCTGCCGCCTGGAAGGCGTGCGGCGATTGTTGGGAGGTTCAGTGCGGTGTCCGTTCCGGTGATGAAGGCCTCCCAGTCGTCTTGGTTCCAGCTGATTCGATTTGGTACGAAGAAGTAGAACGTTTCCAGCTGGATGTCGTCGACGACTGGCGCGATGGGTGTTGCGAGTCGCGCCATGATGTTTTCCTTGTGCTGCCAGGTGTCTCCCGGCAGCACTTCCTCGCACATTATTGGTATCAGTTCGCTTGCGTTGAATGCCTGCTTTCTGGTTTGCCGCATCATCAGCTTGGAGCGTGGGATGTCGGCTCTTGGTGCTACGGCGAAGTTCTTCTGCCGTGCGGTACGATTTCTGCTCATTTGCTTTTCCTTTGTTGTGTCATGCGGCAGCGAATAACTCTTACCGCTGTCGCTGTTTGTGCTTTGCTGTTCATGTTGTCTTTGGTATCCCTAGTGGGAATACCTTTTCACGCTAAACCGTCTTACTCTTTTGACGATTGCGCGCGTGCGCGTTACGTGCGCGTGCGGTTAGTTGCTCAGGTGTAAGTGTTTGCTTGTGTTTAAGTCTCTCCTCTTTAGTCTTTTCTGCTCTTGTTGGATCGTTGGCTTTTAGCCAGGTGTCGTAGTACCGCGTAGGCTTCTGTGGGGTTCCGTTGATGATGACCCTGTCGTGGTCGTACATCTGTGACCCCCATTTTTGCAGCCATTCATAGCCGATTCGTTTTGAGATGAAGGCTCGGGGTTGTTCCAGGGGGATTAGTGCCCCTGTCGATTCTTCCACGCGCACATACTTTTGTTTGGCGCGTAGTTTCTTGGTGACGTATCCGGCTGTGTAGCGCGCTGTTTCGAACGTGAGCGCTCCCACTGATACGTTGCCCATTCCCCAACACCCCTCCAGAATGGGGTGCGTCCATAGTGCTGTTGGGGTGTCTCGTAGCATTCGTCGTCCTTCGATGAATGCGGTGCCGAATAGGCATGCGTGGTAGTGCGGTCTTTGTGTGTCATCGCCGTACTCTCCTACTGCGTAGTAACGCAGTGGTCCGATTTGCTTTCGCAAGCGCTTCCAGAATTTCTGGAGATCCGCGTAGCGTAGGCTGTTGTGTTCCGGTAGGTGTTCGTCGTCGTAGGTGAGTGTGATGAAGCTGCTTTCTTCCCATGATTCCGCCTCGTGTGTGATTCGCACGGCCCATTGCCGTGCTTGTTCTTCCCGGCAGAGGATGCAGTGCCCGCAGGGCACGGCCAGGCCGGTGTAGGGTTCGACCCAGTAGGCGGGGTCTTTCTTGCTCCATATGCGAATACGCCCGCCGGAGGCGGGCATATACGCTCTCAGGGGCTTTTGGCAGGCCATTAGAGGCGGATTCCGCCTCTGGCCATCATTCCGCCCCGGTTGATCGCTTTGGTCCGGTTACGGGCCTTCTGGAAGCTCCTGCGATGCTTCTTTCCGCTCATGTGCTGTCGGCGCATGTTTGTTCTCCTTGACTTGGTCAGTAGTTGCCCCCGCTGATTGCCGGGGGCTTCTAGCATACCGTCTTACTTGATCTAGGTATGCTAGTTGACACCATCTGACCTAGTCAGTGGTTGTCTTTTTCAGTGATTCGATGAATTCACTGAGTTTTGCTTGCAGCCGTCGTTCCCTGGAGAGCTTCTGCAGGTGTCGCTCCCTGGGGAATGCCATTACTGGCAGTGTCGTCGCTTCCAGCGCTGCGAGGCGTGCTTGGGACTTGTCCTTGAGCGTCAGCGCGTTGCTGTATCGGCGCTGCCAGTCCGTGCTCGGTGTTTGTCCGAATACCTGCTCGAATGAGGCTGGAGCAATCGCAGAGGTACTCCCTTTTCGCGTAGACGTGGCCTTCTTCGGTGTCGAGCTCCGCGAGTTGCCAGATTTCGAACTGGTGCGGCGCTTGGCTGATGGCATTGCTGTCTCCGTTGTTGATTTGGGCGGCGATTGCGGCTTTGACCTGGCTGTGGTCCGGTGCCGGGAACGGCACCATGAAGTAGTCGATCAGCCGATCCCGTATTGCGTATAGGTTCATTCTCACTTCGGTGTTTCCTTCTGTTCAGGCGCCGGCGTCGGTGCCGGCGGTTTGAGTATAGCCACGAGCTGTTCTGTAGTCATGCTCATGAGTTCGTCGGGGTGTTTGTCCCGCAGTTCTCGTGGCAGTTGTTCCCGCATTCGGCCGATTTCGCGGGTCATCTCGATCATGGTCCGCAGGTCCGACGGTAGGAGGGCGAAGTCGGCGTCGATGTGTTGTTGATCGTGGCCGAGTACGCGTCCGCTTACGCGGAATTGCTTGATGATGACGTTGATGTTCGTCGCGTCTGCGCCGGCCTGATCCGTCATGGTCGGTTCGCTGTTGATGTAGGCCGCCGTGAGCTTGTTCTGCTTGTAGTTGCAGCGCATTTTAGTTGTCTCCTCTGAGGAGGACGCGCAGGGCGCGGATGATGTCGTAGGCCCAGTGTCCTTTGAGTTTGGTTCCGGTGTCGGCCCAGAATTGGGCTTCTGCTTGTGCGGCCGGTTGTTTGGCGAGTTTAAGGATTGTGTCGACATCGATGTTCTCCCGTTGAGATTGTGAGGTTGAGGTCTGTGCATTTTGGTATGCGATTCCGGCCCTGATCTGGTTGATCAGTTCCGGTCGCATTTCTTCGAGATTCCGCCGTTGCTCGTCCGTGAGGTTGGCGGATGCGATGGCCGCATCGATTTCGCGGTGCAGTTTGGTGAGTCCTGCGTTGGCCAGTTCCGTTGCGTTGGGTGTGTTGGCCTCCACGAGTGTGGCTTCTGCTCCGGCTTTGCGAGCTTGTTGTTGTAGTAGTTGGATGTTTGCCGCTTGCAGTTGGTTGCTCATGGCCGAGTTGACGGAGGACATGGTGTTTTCGGGTCTGTAGCTGGCCCCGCTTGCGCTCGATGCTCCTCCCTGGCTGATGGCGAGCATTGGATTCAGTCCTGCCGCTTGGAGGTCTTGCACTCGTCGCTGCATTTCCGTGTTACTCATTCGTTCCTGGAACGCCATTTGTTTATCGGTTGATGCGGCCCCGGCTTTGTTGGCGCTTTGTGCGCCGTATACGCCGTAGGCCGCGAGGCTCGCCCCCCCTGTCAGGGGGGCGAGTACTGCGGGGGCAGCCCATTTGACCAGGCTGCCGGTGTCTTTGATGAGTTCTCCGAACCATCCCATGTTGCTCTCCTTAGAAGTGGTCGATCAGGCCTGGGACGCTGTAGGTTGGCATCATGCGTGCGACGTTGTTCTCGTGCAGGATGTCCATGATGATCTGCGCGCTCCACACGGCGTCCGGGTAGGTCGCCAGTGATCGTGCCAGCGTCTCCTGGGTCTTGTCCGTGATGAATGCCGCATTCAGGGCCGGTTCGCTCCCGAGCTCTTCAGCGTAGTGCCACCAGTCCAGCGGTTGCGACACTGTGCTTCGCAGGACGCCGGTGATTTCGTTCGGCGTGTAGCGGTATTCCGCCCAGCGTTCCTGGTAGCCCCAGGTTTGGTTGCTGAATGTGTTGTCGGCTGTTTGGTAGATCTCGCGTGTGTTGACTGCTTGTTCGCCCAGGGCAGCGAACACTGGCCAGTAGTAGTCCAGTCTTGTTGTGCGGTTGGTCCAGTGGCGTCGGATTCCCTGTTGGTAGGTTGGTGTCGCTCTCACCAGGGCCAGGCCGATGATGTACCCGTGCTCTTCCGATGCGTAGGTGAAGGTGCGTTTCGAGCCGCTTGCGTGCATTTCCGCGCCCAGGTTTCCCAGTCCTGTTGGGTCGATTGATCCGTCATAGTTGGCGGTCTGCGCGATCGGGTTGACCGTGATTGGGATGCGTGAGCCTCCCAGGTATTCCGGTCTTTGCAGTCGTGCGTCGCTGCTGTGTACTCCGAAGTGGCTGAGGATCTGCTCGATGTAGCGGCTGCCGCCTCGTGCGTCGCGCTCCAGGAGTTTCTGCGTTTGGAATGCCAGGCGCAGGCTGTTGATCGTTGCGGCCGTCGCTGCGCTGAGGTCCGCGACCATTCCGGTGGTGTTCCAGAATAGGGTTGTGTCTGTGCTTCCGGCTGCGCCGTTTGCCCACTTGACCTGGTCGCTGCCGTTGGTGGTTGCTAAGGCGGATGTTGTTACCGGGCCTGCCCAGAGGCCGCCTCCCAGGATTGGGCTTGTGCCGTTGCCGATGACTGGCGCGGTTGTTCCCAGGGGAAGTTCCACGGCGTCTCCTTTTTGCGGCCATGGCAGGCTGCTCGTGAAGTAGTCGTGTCGTTTGTTGGCGCGCAGGCACTGTTGTGCCCATGGTGTCGCCCCTTGGGTGATGTTGTCGGACCAGTCGCTGGTCCAGGTGTCCGACCAGGTCCATTCCTCCTGGAGGTTCTGGTCCCTAAACCATTCGTTCCAGATGTGGAAGTACGCCCAGATGGGCAGTACGTTGATGTCCACGGCGTTGGTGTAGAC